ATTATTTTACAGCCAGTATAACACACAAATGCGTGGATGTATTTAGCCGCGAGAAATTGACAATTACTTCTAACCATAGGCGGTTGGAAGTAATGTTTGACCGGGTACCGTCAAGTGTGATTGCACTAAAAAACCAGCAACCCTCTTGTGTCATATACGCTTTCACTCGTATCGTTGCCACAACGGATTGCTCTATCCAGTGCCATAATACAGGCAATGGCTCCATCGATTTTTTCTGTTGATTTGGCCTTATCGGCTTTAATGTTTCCGGCCGGGTCTGTACGAATATAAATGTTATCCATATTCCATCGCAAAACCGGATGACCTCCATGGGCCAACTTCTGTTCAACGGTCAACTTCATAAGTTCTTTGGTCGGCGGGGACATGGAAGCAAATCCCTGTCCCATTGGAACAACTGTAAATCCCATACCCTCAAGGTTCTGAACCATCTGCACTGCTCCCCATCGGTCAAATGCAATTTCGCGGATGTTGAATTTCTCCCCCAGCTGTTCAATGAACTTCTCTATATATCCATAATGAACCACATTTCCTTCGGTCGTTTTCAGATATCCCTGCTTTTCCCACACATCGTAAGGAACATGGTCTCTTCTCACGCGTAACTCCAATGTTTCTTCCGGCACCCAAAAGTACGGAAGGACTACATATTTATCATCCTCATCCAGTGGTGGAAATACCAAACAGAATGAAGTAAGGTCTGTGGTACTTGATAAATCCAAACCACCATAACAGACTCTGCCACGCAATTCTTCTTCATCAACTGGAAAACTGCATCTATCCCATTTTTCCATTGGCATCCAACGAACCGCCTGTTTTACCCATTGATTCAAACGCAACTGTCTGAATGCATTCTCTTCACTTGGTGTCTGCTTTGCGCTTTCACAGGCATCACGCACCTTATCAATTCCAATGGTTACTCCTATGCTTGGATTTGCCTTTTTCCAAACTTCCGGGTCAGTCCAATCATCCTCTGGAGCGGCCCCATAAACAACCGGATAAAATGTTGGGTCAATCTTTCTTCCCTCGATGATATCTAAGGCCTTTTGATTCATTTCATAGCAAATGCTATTTGTATCATTTCCCGCAGTAGTAATGATAAAATGCAGTGGATTTCTTCTGGCATCTGATGTTCCTTTTGTCATCATATCGAAGAATTTCCGGTCTTTTTGCACCCACAGCTCATCAAACACAAGCCCCGACACGTTTAGACCTGATTTGCTTCCAACTTCTGCAGATAAGGCCTTGTAATAACTGTTTGTCGGTATGTATCTGATTGTTTTTTTACTTCTGCTGATTTCGCATGTGGCGTTCAAGCTGTCGCATAACTGTACCATGTCACAGGCAACATCAAATACCAAAGAAGCCTGCTCTCTATCAGCGGCACAGCCATATACTTCAGCACGTTGCTCCCTATCCGCACACAGCAAATACAAAGCTATGGCGGCACTTAGCTCACTCTTCCCATTTTTCTTACCCACGGACACGAAACACGTTCGGAACTGACGCGTCCCATCCGGTCTTAGGATACCAAACACGTCTCTGATTATCTGCTCCTGCCAATCCATAAGTTCAAAAGGCTGATTATAAAACTCACCTTTGGTGTGTTTCAATTGTTCAATGAAAGAAACCACAAAGTCGGCTTCCTCTTTATCATAATAAGAGTCCTCGGCCATAAACCGAGACGGAACATATTTTTTTAACTTACGCAATGCTCCACCTCCTCTTAGTCCCCCACTTCTTTTACTAATTCCAAGTACGGAATTTTCTCTCCATCCCGAATTACAAATACGTTTTCTGCATCATTTGTATCTTCTACATATCTACGAAGGATAACCGATGCGTACTTTTCATCCAATTCCATCATGTAACAAATGCGATTCGTCTGCTCACAGGCCATAAGGGTAGAACCACTGCCGCCAAAGGTATCCACCACAATGCTATTTGCCTGTGTAGAGTTTCCTATCGGATAAGCAAGCAAATCCAGCGGTTTGGATGTTGGGTGGTTTTTATTCTTCTTTGGTTTATCAAAATTCCAAATTGTTGTCTGTGAACGGCCTGCACTCTTGCTCCAGAAATGTTTTCCATTTTTCATGAACCCGTACAAAATCGGCTCATGTTGCCACTGATAATCTGACCGTCCGAGCACCAGCGAATTCTTCACCCAAATACAACATCCTGCCAAATGAAATCCGGCATCAATAAATGCCCTACGGAAATTAAGGCCTTCGGTATCTGCGTGAAAAACATAAGCAGCTCCACCTTTTTCCAAGTGAGCTGCCATGTTCTGAAATGCTTTTAATAAAAAGTTGTAAAATTCCTCGCCTTTGATACTATCGTTCTGAATAGAAAGACCATCCGAACTTGTAAAGGACACCCCGTATGGCGGGTCCGTCAGAATGAGGTTAGCCTTCTTTCCATCCATTAAAGTTTCCACATCCTCTGCGCTGGTAGCATCTCCGCACATGAGTCTATGTCTACCCACCTGCCACACATCGCCTCTTTGTACGAACGCAGCTTTCTCCAAGGCTTCATTCAAATCAAAATTATCATCCTCCACATCCGATTTATCATCTGATGCAAAAAGGTCTGCAATCTCCTGTTCCTCAAATCCTATGAGCTCGATTGCAAAATCTTCTGCTTTCAATGATTCTATCTCAATACGCAATAATTCTTCATCCCAACCAGCATCCATGGCCATACGGTTGTCAGCAATAATGTATGCTTTCTTCTGAGCCTCCGTGAGGTAGTCAACAAACACACAAGGAACCTCATCGATTCCCTCTTCCTTTGCAGCCATGATTCTACCATGGCCTGCTATCACATTATAGTCCCGGTCAATAATAACCGGATTAATGAATCCGAACTCCCGAAGAGACGAGCGCAACTTCATAATCTGTTCCGGGGAGTGCGTTCTTGCATTATTTACATATGGTACGAGCTTGGCTGTCTGCACAAGCTGCATCTCGGTGATTGTTCTTCCCATTGCTTTCTATTCCTTTCCATCAACTTCTGTAATCCTTTATTGGCACCTTCCACATCTCCGGCAAGTGCCTGTCCTTTGATTGTTTTAAACTGCTGTTTTGTCAAATGCTTCTTATGCGCTTTTAACATCTGTAAAAATTCCTTCTGTTCCATTACATACCTCCACGTGCTCTGAGCAATCTAGCCATCACATCGTCCTGCGGTGTATTACCGGAAAATTCTACGGAGCAGTTTTCCTTCACAACTTGGAAAATCTGATACCAGATTTGATTGACCTGTTTCATATACTGCTGCGACATTGCCACATAAGGCGATGCACAAGCAGAACCCGTTGTGGGATGCTTGGCTAAAAATCCGTACTCCGAAATTGCATCCTCACACTGTATCCATCGGGATACGCTCATGGCATACTGTTCAATCAGCTGTTTGCTAATCAGTTTTTCACAGCCTCTTTCCTTCAGCCATAGCCACGTTTCCTTATAAATTTCTTCTGCCGCAAACTCTCCGCCATTTTTCTGTTTTGCTTTCATGTAATCGCTGGGCTCTGGCATATCAACACCATCGAATTGTGCATTCACTGGAAGTTCCATGACCTGCAATTTTCTCCCGCCCGGATTACCTGCACTCACTTTATCTACTAAGGCTTTGGACTTGCGACCTGCGCCCGCACGAGCGCCACCTCTGGCAGTTCCATCTCTCGCCATTTTCACACCTCACTATACTTTTTAACTTTTGGGGGTTTATATTACCGTCTGAAATCGCAAAACACGCACGTTTGACCCCGGCACCGTTTCCCTAAAGGGCATAGCTGTAGAGATTTGACCTCCCCCTACCCTCCATGGTTGTGCCATCTGTCACCGCGTTCTGCATGGATGCGCGCATGGCAGGACTTACATAAAGAAATAAGATTACTTCTTTCGTGCGTTCCACCTTCGGCTAGAGGTTTGATGTGATGGACTTCTTCAACTTCCACAAGCACACCATTCTCGTAGCACTTCTCACAGAATGGATGTGTTTTCACATAAGAATCTCTTATCCGCTTCCACACCCTTCCATACCTACGGCGTACAACAGGGTCTCTGTCGTACTTCTCGTAGCGTCTGTTCTCTTCCTTCTGGTGTTCCTCACAGAACCTACCATCAGTCAGCTTGGGACAGCCGGGATGAGAACAAGGACGTTTAGGTTTCCTTGGCATCTTACTCACCTCCCTGTTTTTGGGCATAAAGAAAGCCCTCACAGTGTTGCCACCGTGAAGGCCTCGTTCTTTATCCTCTTTTGCTGATTCTACCATATCACAACGAGCACTGTGAAAAACAGTGAAAAATAGTGAAATTTAGTGAAATCATGTGAAGACTTTATGCATCTTTCTTCTTTTCCGGTACCTTCACAATGCCCAGCGCCTTACTATGAAGCATGTGTATGTTACGCACGGTGCAGTTCATCTCAGCTGCAATGTCCTCCCAAGTCATGAAGCACAAGTACCGGAACGACAGTATCAACTGACAGTCCACATCCTCCACCTCATTTATGTGCTGTGCTATTTCCTTCTTCTTATCCACCAAGGCTTCCACCTCTTTGTAGATTTCATCCTCCATCTCCATAATCTTAATGATGGCTCTTTCCACCTTATCTGTATTTCGATTCGGACTCCCCGGCATGTCAGACAACGGTTGTGTTGTTGTCGTTGCCAGTTCGCGAAGTACCTTTAACTGCTCCAACTTGGATTTCAGTTTTTTATCTATCTGGAATGCTTCTGAAAGATATTCTTTTTCTCTGCTCATACCTACTCCTCCTTTTCGAGTTGTGAAAGAAGTGACTCACCATCAATCGATGTGAAAATGGAAAAGTAGGATGATTTAAAAAAGCGCTCACATTCTGCCTTCATACTTAAAGCCGCTGTATTCTTCGGG